CCTCATTTTTTCTTTAGTTTCTTCGCTATGAACAAACATCGATGATCCTGGAATGTTTCTATTAATAAAGTCGGCACGATGGATAGCTTTCATCCTTTGTAGAACTCTCTTTTCCCATTCGATCGCTTTTTTGGCATCATTGAAAGTTTTACGAATTTCAAACAAAAAAGCATCTTTACCGTCTTTTTCTATTAATTTTTTAACATCGAGGGAAGATGTAAAGTATGTTGTCCAGAGGTCAGACGGATGACACTTTTTAGCGTACCTTAAACCGTAGTATACTTTACCGGTTGGTATGTGTTTTATTAGATAAGTAAATGGTTGGTTCATAAATTTCTCCTGTGGAGTATTTATGACAAGACTTTGTTTTGTTATATAACATAATGTGTTCCTTCCTTACGCGGATAAATTGTGTGCTTGCAACCTTTGTGTTGCAATAGTATTTATCTTATAATATAGTCATATGACTCAATATACAACATTTTAATTCTCCATAATTGTAATATTACGGAGATCTGGGTACTGGTGATACTTAGGTTCAGCATACGAGTAATTGCTTAACATTATTAATCCAGCACCTGCCTCTTCGATAGTTGGCCTGTAATGATAGCCAACCTTAAATACTTTTTGCTGTTCCCATGGACTAATAGTCAAATCACGTCCATCATATCTCATTGCTAATAAGTCTTGGTACTCATCTTTATTATCTAATAGAATAGCCCCACCACGACCGATACTTAGAGGCTTTCCGATTCCAAAGCTAAGACATTGAAAAAACCCACGACGGTACATATATGGAGTTAGTAATCTAGCACTGTCCCAAATACGTGTATTATGTATTAAGTATTCGCCTACCCATCCCTCGTCTAGATATGCGTAACGTATTCCTAGTTTTTGCATAGTCATTGGGACAGATAGATAGGTGTGTGCAGTAAACTTGCATGATGCAGTCTTTTCGTATCTTAAACATAGCTCGACTGCATGAGTACAACAGTCAGTCATAATTGCATACGGAGCACCAGTATACTCGGCCAACATCTTCTCAAACTTTAAGATAGTATCAAACGAGCTCATTTAGTATACCATTTCCATGCAGTTTTGATAATAGTGTCTACATCCGAGAACTCGGGTGTCCAGTGTAGAAGCTTTGATGCTCGATCAGTATGCGCAATTAACCTGGCAGGATCGCCATCACGACGATCACCGTATACTACCTCAATAGATCCGACATGTTTTTCTGCCGCACCTAACATTTCACGATTACTAATGCCGACATTAGTACCTAAATTCATTGGCATCGATTCGCCACCTGCTAACAAGTATTCGATAGCTAGATAATGCGCCTTTGCTAAGTCCCACACATGAACATAATCACGTACACAAGTACCATCATCGGTTTGGAAATCTGTTCCGTAAAGAGTAAATTGTGTGTTATTAAGTTTTGCTTCTAACAAGCGAGCTACAATGTGAGTAGCATTTGGTTCTTGCCCTAGCTCACTATCTACATCTGCTCCACACGCATTAAAGTAACGCAACGATATTGCCTTAAGATTATACGCTGTTACATAATCTTGCAACATTTGGTCAACTGCTAATTTTGACCAGCCATATGGATTGTTTGGACAAGTAGGATCGGTCTCGGAAATAGTAGGAAACCCGGAATTACCGTATACGCTAGCACTGCTACTAAACACTACCGCAGGTTTTTTATGTTTAAGCACAAATGAATTAAAGAATGCGATACTTTTTGCGACATTATTATTGTAATATATTGCAGGTTTTTGTACACTCGGACCAACTAGGCTAGTACCGGCACAATGTACAATAGCATCGACTGTTTTTGCGTAAGCAATAGATTCCTCACTTGCAAAGTCATTAATAATAAGATGATCGGCATACTTTTCAGTGTGCCGACGTCTTATGTTATCAACTACTGCAACATGGTAGTCCTGTAATTTCAAATACTTAGCGACATGACTACCAATGTAGCCAGTGCCGCCAGTAATTAGTACTCTCTTAGTACTTTTCTTCACTTACATATTTCCTGTAATTATCGGTACGTAACCACTCTTCTCCATTGCCTTCCATAATGTCGATGCAACGATCAATAGTACCGCTGGTCCAATCACTAATCTTACCCATATTTTTATGCGGGTTAACTAGCAGTTTTTCAAGTTTTTCGATAGCATCGTCTTTTGACCACGGAATATATAAACGCTGTGGGTCGTTGTTAAATGCTTCTGGAAATGACCGATACGCCGGATATAATACATTACACCCAAGTGTATCGGCTTCACTTACTGTGTTACTTACCCAATCTTGCAATGCGCAGTTAAACAACACACGCGAATCATTTAGCAGATCGTAATATTCATTCTTAAGCAGGTTATCGTAAACAGTAATTAACCCAGCTTTCTTATAAGACATAATACGATCAATTGCAGTCTGATCATTTCCACGAATTGGACCACCCGAGAAAATAGCAAACTCAACATCGTTTTTGTATCTTCCACGCTGCTTATACTCGTTAATTAAGTCAAGGTAGAAGTGTGGTTGTTTTTCTTGATCTAGACGTGCTGCAAACCCAACACGCATTGCACGTTGTTTAAATGGTTTAATATCTACTACACGATTACGCACTTCGCTCTTGCCAAACGCTAGACCACTAATGTTATAGATCGGAGCAGTCCATCCGGCAATCTTCATATGTGCAATCATTTCTTCGTTAGTAGCAAGTACAGTAGCAAAGTCCCCTACCATATGCTCATACAAGCTCATCCACTTACTCATACCCCATACGTGTACAAAGTCATCGGGATCAATGGTTTGTGCTAAACAACGCACAAATACCTTAGGACGCATGTTTGCTGGAATCTGGTTCATAATGTAAGGGAGGCTTTCGATCCCCGGAGTAAACATGTCTTCAAAAAAGATCACGTCCTCACCGGTCACTGCACCTTCGCGCATTAGCTTAACTAGATTAGACATTTGTGTTAGTGAATAGTAAGAACGCCCGTGTGCATCGAGCACCTGACCCACTACAATAGCTTTGCTATCGTCTAAAGTCTCGCCTTCAACAACCTCATAATCGATTCCACGACGTTTAAATACTTCTTCGGACCATTGTTGCAACTGTAAAGTGTATCGTCCTTCGTACGGTTCAAGACCGCAATACCATAATTTTCTCATAATTCTTCCTTTAATTATGCAGTTTACAGTGATTCTGTTTCTGTGTCAAGGGTGTCTAGTACCGTAGTATCTAAATTATCGTTCGTTTCTGGCACTACCGGTTCTTCGTCATCTATTTCAGTAAAGAAATTGCTAAAGGTTGACTGCATTACCTTTTTGCCCTTAGCACCACGTGTACCGATGATTTGCATCCAATAGTTGTTAAAGTACTCGATAATGTCTTCGGACGCTTCTCTAGTAGGTGCAGCAAAGATTGCATCTACAATGTCACGGAACATTTCGTAGTTACCGCCATTATGACGCATCATAGAAGGATAGTTGCCAGTATCATATTGGCGATTTGCTTCCTGCACTGCGTAAATATGTGTCCAGACATTATGACCCATCTGAATAGCGTAGCTGAAACTATCCCATGAGGTCTTACCTTCCTTACCGATCTTATTCAAATCGCCCGGAGCATAAATGCACACATCTTTAATAAGTGTACGCTCGCTAATTGGGCTTTCAATAAAGGTCGGTAGGATCTTATCTTGCAAAATAGCATCACGAAATGACCTAGTATCGCTTGAATATTTCTTATCATCAACACCTGGGCTCATCTTATATCCCCAACGAGCATCTTGTGTAGTGTCTACGTGGTGATAAATCTGACCGTTAGCTGTAGCCAGGAATGGCGACGCGCAATCGAAGCTGATAGTGATGCTTGGATTAACATACTTACGCAACGCACGTTGGATGTCTGTTAACAACACAGCCCATTCTAACTTACTGGTTCCCAAGAAGTGGATCCAGTCGTGAATGCCTTCTTGCAGTAAATTATCATACCGCATTGCAACTAACCTGCGTAGGATCAGATGTACGTCACACATATTCTGACCACCCATTGCCCACCCATCAAAGTGTGTATCTGG